CTTTCTATCTTTTAAAAGAGAGCAAACCATCATTAAACAGGTCTTCATCGTTTCTAGGAGCTTCAGAAGTACCAGTTTCAACTGCTGCTGATCTTGGTATTGCTAAAACTTCTTGCGACTTTTTCATTTCCTGTCTTTTTTGTTCTACCCTTGCGTCGGGTGCATCTTTCATCATATAGAGTTTGATAAGATGATCAACGGTTACATTGTTTGGGTTACTTGCCCAATTAACAAAGTCTCCAGCTTTTGTCTGATCAAAGCCATATCCATTCATTGCATGAGACATAGCACTGTTTTTTACCAGACTAGTTTGCTGTTCAGCATACGCTTGCTCATATTGAGCACGCATCTGCCTTTCTCTAACTTCATCTTTTTGTTCAAGAAATCCCATATAATCGTCTTGATATCTTTCTTTCTCTAAACGATATTTGAAAGATGTACTCTCAGGATCGTTATACGCATCGACCTCGTTGTAGTTGACTGGTTTTGCTGGTTTGACGGGTGGCTGCAATGAATTCTCCTGAACTCCCATTTGTTGTTGGGGTTGTCCTTGAGGGTTTCCATTGGAGACCGTTGACTGTTGCTGCTGTGCTAAACTTCTATAATAATCAAGTTCTTGCTGTGCATTCGATAGTTCGCTCCTCACCTTGTCTGCCTGACTTTGCCAATATTCAAATCTACTCGAGTCTTCTTTTGCAGGTGCTTGTTCAGGACTTTCTGAGCTCTCAGCCTGTTCTTGTCCTGAGACAGGCGATTCGTTGATCATTGGTTGACTAACATCCACATCAAAACCTTCTGGATTTAACGCATCACCTGCAGGTACTTCTGCATCCACTGTTGGAATTGCAGCTTTTTCTACCTCGTAGCCATACGGTGTTTGATCAACTTCTATTCTTGCTTCTTGTGTTTCAGCCATTATTTACTCCTTGCGAATTGGTATTCTCCCAGCATCCGCTGTTATTCTTTTAAGCCTACTTGTTTGTCCACTGACTTTGTTACTTCCTTAACTTCTTCTTTAAGTTTAGCAAGTTCATCAGATGCTCTTGACTTGTACAGCTGTGTAGCCATTTCAGCCTTTGCTTCTGCTTTAGCCAGTTTCTTTTCAAATTCCTTAACTTCAACTCTTTTTCTATCATGGACAGATTCACGCTGTGCAGTTTGTAGATCACCTTGTAATTTTTTAATTTGATCTTCCTGCTGCTGAACCTGCTGCATGAGTTTTTGCATTTGACCAGCTCTTTCCAGTACGCCTTCCATATCAGCAACATCCGTTTGTTTTAAAACTTCAATTTGATCAATCAGACCACTCTGGTAAAGCTGCATATAGTATTCAAACCTAGCCCATCTATTCGATGGAAGAGTTGAGCCAGAAACAATGATAATATCATATTTACCTACAGATATATCATTTAATTTTTCCATTAGATGACCACTTATCTCATCGTAAATATTTTGATTAATTCTTACTTCTTTAGGTTTATTGTTTGGTTGCATTAACCTAATTACTTTTTCTGATGTATACACATATTGCATTAAACCAACTACAGCTCTTGCTAGTTGATTTACTGAATATTCAATATCATCTTTTTTGGACTTGATGCGTCTTTGACCATATTCGTCAAGAGCAACAGTTCCTTTAAATGTTTGCGGGGCAGAACCAACGTCGCCTTGCATAAATGTATAAATTCCTAATATTCTTTCTATATCAGCTTTAGCATCCGCTTCGTTTTTATATAATTCATTTGGTAGTGGTACTGGTCCCGCAACAATTGGTTGTCCAAGCTCTGGGTCAAATTCAATTACAGCCGTACCTGCACGCCCCCACTCTTCTTCCAATTGTTTCTTGTTCATTGAACCACGAGGAATAAGTAGCTTTACATTAGTTGAACTACTTGCATGAGCCACAATTAATGAGCGTAGTTTATTAATATACTCTTGTAAACCACGAACTGTTCTAACATCACTAATTGGGTATGGATTCCTATGGTGATTATTCATTATTGGAACAACAGGATAATCTTCTATAGGCAATACAACAGAATACAGATATTCATCGCCAACCGAGATACATTGCTTTATGTTGGTGACCATAACTTTATTAACCATGATTTTTTCATTGTCAATAAGTTCGCCTTTATTGATGGGATCTATAGCAGTATAACTGTTCGGTATAGAATTTTCATTCTCCCTACCAGCCACTGGCGTGGGTTGTCCCGTCATGGGATCAAGTTCCAAGTGATAAACCTTTCCAACTTCGTCATGGATCGCCATAAATTTGGAAACATTCATCTGATCAGTGAATATCTGCTGTTCTCCTCCAGATACAGTTAATATAACCGCTGGTTCTTCTCTGTATTCTGCGTATTGAGGATCTGTTAAAAGTTTCTCATCGTTTGATAAAGGATCAAATACTCTATAATAAGGAATTTTTACCTTTGTATACCTTTCAAATACTTCCAATTCTCTTTCAAGATCAATATCAAGCATTTCACCTTTACGTGGTTTTGGCAGCACATCTTCTTTCATAAGCCCAAAACGATTTTCACTTTCTTCGTTTATATGGCTTGTCTGAGCTGATGCTTTTATATTTTCTTCAAATTCTGGATATATTTCAATTAATTCTTTTTCTGTCATTCGTTTTGCAATTATAATATTACTAGCATCCCGACAGAAAGGATCTTGTGAATCAGCATCAAAATAAACTGATAAAGGATCTACTGATTTAATAAATACTTCCCCTTTTCCAAAATCAGCTTCTGGATGTATGTATGCCACCATAACACCCATACCTTTTACATAATAATCATCAATAGCTTGTTTTAATTCTGTATTGCCATTAGATATATCCCATACCCATGCCATAAGATCTGAAAAGACTCTACCAACTTCTGTATCGGAATTATCACGCCCAGTAGATTGAAACTTAGGAGCGTTTGCAGTAAGCATAGCTTTTGCTTGCTCTACTGCTGGATGGATTACATTAACAACTAAAGGTTCTTGTGCTCTAGCACGTAAAGATTTTACCTGCTTATCAGACCATTGTTTTCCAGCTCTAAATTCTGCGTCTTCAGCTGCCTGTTTAGACCAATCTGAACGTGCAGAACTATAGTTAGAAAATAAGTCTTGTGTAAGTCTTACTTCTGGATGTATCTCTGGCATGTGGAATTATGCATTGCAACATCAACTTATACGTTTTCGAGGTCATAATAGTTCCTTAGAACTTAATTATAGTTTAAGCAATCATCCAATCAAAACTTTGAGATCTTACATATTGTTCTTTTTCTATCTTCATATCGCTGGTTTCATGTACTGGTGAATATGTATTTTTCATTGCATAGTATAAGCCATCTAATAAGTCATCATTCTTAGCTCTAGGATATAATAGCAATTCATCTCGCAGTTCTTCCATTGAATCCATCATATATACTTTGTTTTGAGCAAAGTAAGGCTCCATTGTTTCTAATCTTGCTGATTTGCTATTTCTAGGACTTTCTTTTATTTCTAAACCAGCTATAAACATATTTTCTTCATCACATCGCTGCCGAATATATTCTCTAAGCATTTCCTGATAACCAACTGACTCAATGCGTACCTTAGAAGGTTTTAATATTTTAAAATGTTCTATTATTTGATTTGCAAGTTTCATAGGAGTAGCCCTTTTACGGAAGTAGGGGAGAATATACCTGTTGTTCTCTTTATCAACTGCTACAGATACGATTGTACTATAATCGGCTGTCTTTCTAGTTGATGAAGCAGGGTCTACTCCCATGAAGACATTAACTGGTATTAATTTATCTGTTTCTTCATGATTAATACTTTTAAACTGAATAAAGGCATCTCCGTCTTCTCCATGTATTAATTTACCATCATATGATTGAAAATACTGTTGTTTAAACAATTGATCTTCATCTCCTATGATTTGGCATAGATATTCTCTATAAAACACAGAAACTCTATTAATAGATTCTAATTCTTCTTTTTTCTTTTGAAGCTTTTCTACTGGATGCCATTCTTCCCATAATGAAATCTTTTTATCTAGGTCTGGAGCAAAATGCATATTTTCCCAACCCTTCATTTCTTTTAATGTTTCTACCATGCATCGTTGGTGCTGCGGAGTACCAATGACGGCTATGCGTCCTCTTTGCGGGTCCAAGGAAGGTAGTGCACTCTGCAGCAGCCAACGTAAGTTTACTTCCATTGCTTCTGAAGTCTTTGTATTGTTTTCATCCTCTGGATCATCTACTATAATTAATGTAGGTCTTTGGTTTCCTTTTTTAATTCCACGTAACTGTTGACCTGTACCTTTACATATAATCATAGAACCATCTTTTAACTCTATTTCTGATTTAGACCATTGTCTAGCAGAATGTTGTCCCCAGTATCCAAACAAACCTCTAAAGTTTGCAGAAAAATCTAAACAATCTTTTATAGTACCTAATAATTTAATAGCATGATCTTGAGTTCTAGAAACTAAGACTATTAATTTTTGCCCCTCGTGGAACATTAGATGGTATAGGGGAAAGATACCGCCAACGATGGAAGATTTGGCGTGCCCACGAGGAGCGACAATGTTTATTTGTTTAATTTCTTCATTCATTAATCTTTTTGCTATTTTATAATGAAATTCAGGAGATGCAGAGGAAAACATATTAGGCATACATACTTTTCCAAATAATACAAGATTATTTACTAATTTACCTTTTATTTTATTTATATCTTTAGTCTCGGTAGCCATAAGTATACATATCTCCAATCATCTCTAATTCATTAATAGCATCATCTGCTGTTTTAATCATTGCTTCTTTTGATAAGCTATTTGTATAGGCAATGTCTACTAATGCTTCAATAGCAATCTCTATTTGCATTCGTATGATATTATGAGGATCAACCCCTAGATATTGTTCTTCAGGGTTTCTTTGATTCTCTTGATTCATTGACTTCTTCTTTCCGCTGCACAAGCAAAGACTTTTCTTCTGATTCTATTGCTTCTGCTATGCTACTGGACATATCTAATTGTAATGTATCTGTAACAATTTTTTTAGTAGGTTTCATTTCCAGTAGCTCCATAAAATAATCACAAGCTTTTAGCATATTAGTTACGTCTTGTTTCTGACGTGCTATTTCTACTGCTTCTAGCATAGTGTCAACTACCGAGGATTTGTTTATTCCTTTTTCTTCCATTACTTCTTTTAATTTTTTCTCTATCATATCTTTAATAAACTCCTGTTTTAGTATTCGCTTTATAGTTGCAGATGGAGAATTTTGATCTGGTCTATATATCTTTCCTAGTTTATCATAATCAAAACCAGAGGAAGATAAAGCTTGTCCTACATAAGCGTTTACTAAATTTTTGGTACGTGTTTTCTTTGCTTCTCTTTCTTGCCAAGACTTTGGATTTGTTTGAGAATAAACTCCACAAGCTTTATTGACTAAATATTCTATCTTATTAGTATTTCCAGCCCAATTTGCTCCATGGCAAAGCCTAATAAAGGTCTTAACCCGACCATTTTTATCGGTATAAATTTTTTTACCTATACATAGACCTACAAATCCATCATCTGTTACCGCATAATCTCCTTCTTTTGCTTTTTTCCAATGAATATAAGCAATGCCAAGCTTTTCAGCTTCTTCTTGGGTATAAATTTTAAATACTTTTTTTATACCCTTTATTTTTCTTCGTAATATATCCATTCAGTCTCCAGATACTAATGTTATATAGTCTCCATCTATAATAACGTACATATCTCCAATTATACTGAAATTATATAATTGAGTACTTACCATATTCCCTATACTATTGATATACCACGACTTTAGTATGTAATCTCCAGCTGGTATTTGATCAATATCTCCTTGAATCGTATATGGACACATTTCTTCTTCTAAATATATGATATTATCTGTTGTTCCTTGGCAAATAGCCAATATTTGACTGCAATCTGGTGGAACATTACCCGTTTCTACATAAATATCAAATAATGTACTGTCATTATAAGCATTATCTATATAAATAGTATCAATTTGATATATTGTGTCTATCCGTATGACATATACGGTATCCCCTTCTCTAACATCATACAGAGTATCTACTATAACGTCATATATGGTATCATTATATGTTGTATATAGAGTATCTGTTTGATATACATACAACGTATCTGTATCTACATGTGTAATTATCTCTTCGACTGTGCAATTATATAAACATATTGCAGCAATCATTGCTAATATTGTTTTCATTTACTTTCTTTCCCCTAGAGTAACACTATAGTATTACTCTATTAGTGTTTATATAATATACTAGGAAAAGAGTAACTACACAAGTGTATATACACTATAGTGTTAATCCCTACTCTCATTATAAGATTCCGTCTTTAGATTTAATTGCTGCTCCAAGATCTTGTTAATAATCTTGATCTCTGCATCTAGGACCTCACGCTCATTATCGAGTTTTCTCATATCAGAGAAAAACACGTCTTCGTCTATAATATGAGCTTCCCACTTACCTGTAACCATGTTAAATACTTCGTATACCTTGCGTTTAGCCATACCTAATTATACAAATAAAGGTATCAATTGTTCCAGTAGAGAGTGGTGGATGTAAAACTATTTCTAGAATGTGTGTGGGAGAGAAGAGTTACCCCTACCCCCCATTAAATTAGGGTTGTGGGTTGTAATTAGGTTGAGTTCAAACGTTCAGTGAGATTGAGTTCACTGTAACGTTCACACACTACCTTGATAACCCACCCAAACTCACAGCTGGCACACCCCTAAGCCTGACTAGTGCAACACGTATGACTACGTGTACTACTAGTCAGACCTTAGCCCTGTGCACAGGTGAGGTAAGGGTACTCTTCGCTATCACATCACCATGACTACGCACT